ATGTAACTGAGCAGGAGTATACGCACGAATACGATCAATTTTTCCTACCATGCTTAAAATTTGCATATTAAATTTCATAAAAACTGGATCCATAGGATCAAAACCAAATTTATATCGACAAAAACATGAAATTACCTTCGTGACCATTGACAAAGAATTTGCAGTTGTTCTTGATATGTTGTTAACATAAGTCCAATGTGCATTAGCATTTTTGATTTCATTCATATCCATCCCAGTGGATTTCAGAAAACCAGTAAGTGTTCCCAACACATTAAGAAATTCCATAGATTCTGTTTCAACCCTTTCGGGAATAACAAAACCATCTGTAGTTTCAAATCTTTGATAATGATTAATCAAATGCTGATATTCTTCTGGAGTTAAAATAACATTCTGGTCATTAACTCTAGCACGAAACATAGTAGGTCCATGAAATACACCCGCATATTCTTCAATTCTACCACCAAAAATAAGATCTTTCAAATACTCATACCTGGTAGCAATTAGATAAGATGCATGTTCACACGCAGCAGTGTAATTCTTTTGTGATAAATGATACACAGTGTGTAAAACAGCTTTAACTTCAATAATTAAATTTTTAGTTGCAGCCGTTGAATGTACTGATTTAGGTTCAATTGCTCGTTTCCAAGTATTAATTCTCTCTCTAGCTTGACCAAATCTTCTCTGCCACATAATTGCTATCATGCAATAATTATATACATCACAAAAGAGAGCATGTGGATAAGTAATACTATAATAATATATAATTTGACCAATTTCTCTATAATCACGCAAAGCTACGTGTATGCCAAAAATCACCCAATCATAAACAAATAATTGGATGAAACCAAATATAATTGAAATGATAGCATCTTTTAAACAACTACATAAGTATTTTGACCATGTTCTTGGTTCACTTGGATTTGATTCTAAAATAATAGAACCTTTCAGTGTTGGACACACATGTTTTAAATCTTTCCGACGGTGATATGGTACTGTATGAGTGAATCGAAGAATATCAACAACTTGTTGTTGTGTCATCATTGTTCGTGGTCTTCCAATAGTATAAACAGGAATCATAATAGGTGGATAACAGCAATTATATAGTTTTACAAAAACTTTTTCAACAATTCCACC